AAGTTCCAAACGATTGGCAGGAACTACCACACAATATCCAATACCCAAATTAAATACTCTCTTCATCTCTTCCATGTCAACATTACCTTTGAGTTGTATCTTCTTAAAGATCTCTGGTAGTGGCCATGCATCATAATCTACACGAGCAGTCAATCCTTTGGGTAAACAACGTGGTAAATTCTCTGGAATACCACCACCTGTAATATGTGCCATACCATATACTTCATCTATCTCACTTATCAATCTCTTGACCACTGGTGCATAGATTGTAGTTGGTGTAAGTAACTCAGGATGATCAGCATAAAATATCTGATGTCTGGTCAACAAATAATTAACAAGACTATATCCATTACTATGAAGTCCACTACTTGCTAACCCAATAACTCTATCACTTGGTTTGATACTCTTACCATCTATAATATCTTTCTTATCTACTATACCAGTGCAGAACCCTGCCATATCATAATGAAGTTGTCTTGGATGTTCGGCAGTCTCTCCTCCTAGAAGATCCATCCCTGCTATCTCACACCCTTTCAAAACTCCTACCATAATATCTGCTACATTACCATCCAACTTCTGAGTAGAAATATAATCTAAAAAATATAATGGATTAGCACCACATGTAATCACATCGTTGACACACATAGCAACTAAGTCTTGTCCTATAGTTGTAAAGTCATTAGCAACTGTGCATATGCTTAGTTTAGTTCCAACACCATCAGCACCAGATACTAAAATAGGTTCCTCATATCCTACGGGAACCTTTATCATCCCACCAAAACCACCAAGGGCAGGAACTTTATTCTTAAGGTCTTCAACAAACTTATTGCCAGCATCTATATCGACACCAGCAGTTTTATAATCTAATTTGATACCTTCTTTCTTAAAATCAAGTGGGTCATCCCATGCCATAGTTATAAAGGAGGATACTCTGATATTAATTCTACAACATCATCACCCTTTTGTCCACTCTCAAACTCTTTCATTAATCTTTGCACTTGTTTCCTATCAAGTCCAGCAAGTTGCTCACAATTATCTAAACACTTATAGATACATTCTCTATCAGAGATTGGTGCAGAGATCTCCCATCCATCCTTATCATAATACTTTTTACCCTTAGTGACCTGTGCCTCTACATGTCCAAGATCTTGTTTCTTGGAAGGGTTTTTATAGCTATGTTGGATCATTAAACCCATGCCTGTGCAGCAAGTGTTACTGCTAGTGATAAAGATACTCCCATAATAGTAAGTCTACTCATCCACCACATAATCTCATGCTTATGTTTTGTTATTGTTGTCATTCTACACCTCCTTCATTGCATAGTCAATAAAATGAGGATGCTCCTTTAATGCAGGGACATCCTCTTTACTGTTTTGTATTGCTTCGTATGCATCTGTTGCATACTCACATATCTCATAATGGTGTAGTTCAGTGTCGTGATAACCGACTGTGTAATGCTTTTGTTGCGTTAGGGGCATGATCTGTTCAATCCCATACTGCACTTATTTATAGCATACAGTAGTAATTATTACCTATTTGTGTGTGGACTTACTGACTCTGTTAGTTAATCACAATGTTTCCTTCTTTGTTTTTCTTTATCGTAACAATGTCCAACTATATCCATATATGTATTATGAAAACGAGGAACCATTTGTTCTTTAAAAGTATCTACCGACTTTCTTACAGGAAGAAAATATTGACTAAGAAATCTATCAATAGCATGTTGTGGAGTCATATAAGATGGATCTCTCATACCTCTTGGTTGTCCACATTGATTCCATTTAGTATCTTTCATAGGAAATCTATAACAAATACTTCCATCTTCCCTATGAGAATGAGAACCATTAACCATCATATTATGAAATCTTTCAGATGATGAAGATTCTCTCCTTTCCCATCCACTATAAACATTAAAAACACCACCCACAACAAATAGGGGTAATGCAAGTGTCAAGGTTAAATTGACATATATTTTTTTAAAGGACTTGAATAACTCCATAGCAATCAGGAATCTCACTCATAACTTTCTTTTCTATACCTTGTTTCAAAGTCATAGCACTCATGGCACAAGTAGAACACGCACCACCCAATCTCACCTTAACAAAGTTTGTTTCTTCTTCTATCTCTACAAACTCTAACCACCCTCCATCTGCCTCGATGTAAGGTATAAGGTCTTCGAGAACCTTCATTACATTATCTTCAGTTAGTTCCACTATTCACCACACTTAGGACATACATTCTTCTTCTCATTTGCTTGACCTGCTTTCTCAGCAGCATACAATGCAAATGCTTTAGTTGCTAATCCATTCATAGTGCGTTCAATACTATCTCTAGTTTCTTGACTACACTTATCAGTAACAAAGCAACCTGCAATAGTAGAAGATACTATTGCTAACTCAAATCCAACCACAACAAAGATGAGTCGAAAGACCCACTTGAGTGATTGTGTCATAAAAGAATTGCACCTATAACAAATCCTTTAGCAAAGGCAAGACAAAGCATTTGATAATCAGTCAACTTAAACTTGTCCTGAATCTTCTTTGCCATTTTCTTATCCCATTCCTTCACATGGTATAAAGCATGTGTCACTGGATTCATTTTCTCGTGATCGTTACAAGACATAGTTTACCTCCTACATTTTAAATGTTTCGTCTGATGGTGTATCAGTGCTGATCTTGATAGGTGCTTGCTCAATTCTAATTGTTTGAGTAGGACCAGTCTGTGATGCTTTCTCAATCAGTAACTCAAGATCTTTCTTACTGATGCCACCACCACCGTTACCATTACCATTAACGGCATTGCCATTCTTATCCATCTTCATAGTGCCATCACCCTTTTTACTAGCAGTCTGAATTCCGAAGCTAGCTAAAACTCCTGTAAAAACCGAAGCGATAAATGTTGGATCTATTTTCTGTTGTGGTACACCTGGAATCGCCACATAATTTAATGTCAATATTCCACCCGACCAGGCAAGAACGGTAATTCTCACAAAAGTTGAGATGATTGCTGCCTGTTCATCGGCATCTGGTAGTATAGCATCCTTTGCTTTTTGAAACAACCCTTTCTTTTCTTCTTTGGGTTCTTCTACTACTACTTCTTCTTTTACTTCTTCTTTAGGCATGATAATAGAGTAAGGCTCTATTATTTAGAAATTAGAAACTCCTAAACCACCACCAACAGGGGGAACTGCAGCAGAATCAGCAGGAGGTGCAAGGTCAGGAGTGCCTAAAGGAAGTGAACCTTCACCCATTCCTCCAAAACCGCCAAGAGATCCAGTAACTGATTCCATAACCTGAGATTTAACTCCATCAATGATGGATGCGCGATTGACGTATACGTATAACCCACTACCAACAACGGCAACAGATACAGCAGCAGACGCAACAGCAAGTACATTAATAATTTTTTGCATTATACTTAAACAAGTGATTTATTTATAAAAGACTGCTTGTAAGCATTGAAATAGTCAACAACACCAGCACTTATAAAATACTTCTCCACCCATTCATCAGCACACTCATAGATTGCTTTATTATTACCTTCATTGCCATACTTTTTAAGAAGTATTGCTAATACCTCTTGCCTCAATTTCATTTTTGCATCTGAATAAGTGGCTTCAGTCATTCATTTGTTCTCGTTGTTTTTCTAATTTGATTCTTCTTTTTACCATCTTGGCAAAGTAGACATCATGTTCACTATACCATTCTGGATGTTCTTTTGCAAGTTTAATAAGTTTCTTTGCTGCTTTTTTGTTTTTCATTAATTACTCTAAGTTTTCTTCTTGTTCCGTAAGTATTACACAATCTGATTCTGGAGTAGCAACACAGAGGAGAGACCATCCCTCTTCTAATTGATCTTCATCTAGGAAAGATTGTTCATCATTATTGACTGTTCCCTCTAAGACTTTACCTAAACATGCTGAACATGCTCCTGCTCTACATGATGAAGGAAGATCTAGACCCTCTTCTTCTGCTGCTTCTAAGATATAAGTATCTTCATCACAGTCAAAGGTATTTTCTGTTCCATCTGGGGATTGAAGTGTGATAGTATACGATGCCATGTGCTTTATTTAACAACCGTATTATTTAATCATCCATCATGTACGACATCATAGTCATGAACATAGTTGTTGTCATTATAACACTAACTACTATCATGAATACCATTTCATAAGTTTCTGCTAAGTTAATCATATCAATCCCAATGACCCTGCGGTCATTCCTACAGTCACAAAAAATCCAAACTCTACAAGATCTCTAGAGCCTGGTGGAAGTGATGTTAATAATAGTGCTAGTGGTATCATTGAAATGCGAAAGATAAACCGTTTGTGTAAACTGTTGCTGCTACTGCTGCTACGAAAATTAGTTGATACATGTTTTTAAAAATAAAATAAGTACTCCGACCATTGCGAAACGTCCATTCCAACGTTCAGCATATCTCCAATAATGATGAGAAAAATCAATCATGCTCCAGCAGGTGCATAGAGTGGTTCATTCTGATTAACTCGTATACCTTTACCACCATCTTGATCATCATCGTCATCATTACTGATAGCACGAAGAATAAGTTCGATCAATACTAAACAACCTATGGGGTAGAAACACCATAGGATTGCTGTTAGGGGAGATATACTGTCTGTTGCGGCTATGAAGTCGCCCATATGTTTTGATTCGGTAATAAATTACGAGTAATTATTTAGTTATGTAAAGGTTTTGGACTAGGTAATTATACTAGACCAGGAATGATTTGTCCAGTAAAACTGTAACTAGCAAAGGCTGCAACGCAACCAACGATAGCAGCAATACCATTCCACTTTTCAGCGATGGAGAAATCGACTTCGTTGTTAAGTTTTTCATTTGTTTTTTTAGACATTAGAAGATACCTGGAATAAGTTGACCTGTTACTGCATAGGATAGTCCGAAGAACCAAATTCCTATCATGGCAGCTCTGCCATTTGCTTTTAAAAAGATGTTCTTGTTATTCATTAGAAGATACCTGGTATGATTTGACCTGTGGTTGCATAAGCACCTAGTGCTGCGACGATGCCTAGCATTGCCATCCAACCGTTAAATTTTTCTGCTTCTGGTGTCATTGTTTTCTCCTTTTTGGATTGTTAGGGTTAAAAGTGACTCGCAATTGCGAGTGGTGTAAAGACCTGTGGGTCAAAAGATGCCTGGTATTACCCAGCCAGTAAATCCGTAGTTAACTACGGCAGCAAAGAAACCCATCATAGCCATGCGACCATTGAGTTGTTCTGCGTTCTTCCAGTAGTTCATTAAAATACACCTGGAATGATTTGTCCAGTAGTGATATAAGCACCGAGTAGTGCAACGATACCAATCATAGCCCAACGACCATTGGTTTTCTCTGCGTTCTCAGCATAACCTTCATAGTTATCATTCTGGTCAATCCAAGGTTGTGCCTCGGCAGCAAACATATTTTGCTTACCATACTCAGTAGTGGTATACTTGTTAGCAGTTGAAGAAGTCATTGAGTCTTTTATTAAGTAACGTAACAATATTATATAGGAAAGATTAATTTTTGTCAAATAACTTTACATTCGGATCTCCGAACAGAAAAAAGACCCACTTATGTGTAACATAAATGGGTCTTATATAAAGTTATGTAACTATCTACTTTCCTATTCTTTCAACCGCACCTCTTGCCTTGGCAAGGATGTCACCTTTAAGAGGAACGAATCCTAGTGTAGGTGCTTTATCCTGATACTCATCACTAAGTAGTCTGCTTAATGCAGTCCTAACTGGTTTAGCATTT